AAAAATGAAAATGCCTTTTTACCACGCGTCGGATCAAATTTATCAATTTTTGTAATTAAAAATGATACAACATCACCCTTTAGTTCCGACGGATCTAGTGGTAAATTTCTAAATTTGTATGTATATATTATATTTTCTGCCAATTTAAAGAATGGAAATTCAATATATTTTCTAAATAATTCATCCTTTTTTTCAACGTCAACAGCATTATTGTATTCAACTATGGCCCATTCGGTTTTTTCTGTAAAATAATATAGTCCCATTATTCTCCTATTCGAATTTAAAATATTTTTCTAATATTGCTATTTCTTTTTTAATATCTGTAAACAATACACCAACCTCATCATCTTTTTCAAAAATTTGTTTATCGTCTAATTGTTCTAATGTTTTTAATATATCTATTAAATCGTCATATATTGAATTTATTCTAGCTTCATATTTTCCAATTTTTCTATACATAACAACAATCGATACCATTAATACAATTGATAAAATACCTAATAATATTATAAATATCATAATATTACCTATTAAAAATATGTTGAACTTTGGTAATAAATACTTTTTTACTTGTTTTTTCTGAGTAGTTTTCTGTTTGTGCAGCCATTAAATCTGCTTGATGTATAATATATGGCAATAATGTTTTTAATTGTCCATTTTGAGAATATGGCATAAGGTATGCTTTATTAGAATCATCATATAATCCATCTGATAATTTTATTGCCAATGTTTCTTCCATTGTAACGGGTATATTATTATCTTGTAATATAAATAATGATCGTTCAGGTACTTGCATATATTGAAGAGCTGGGTTAAATTCATACAACATTCCCTTTTTTCTATGCCAATCTGATTTTTGTGAAACATAATATCCTTCATCTTCTATACCCAATTTTCCAAAATCATGAAATATTGCAGAAAATACAATTGAATTTTTTTGAATATTTAAATCAATATCTTCCGTATTCCATAAATCATATACTTTTAATGCCAATTCAATAACGTGTACAGTATGATATATCCATCCACCGACATAGCATGAATGATACCAAGCTTTGCTAGACGCAGGATCTTTAATCATTCTTTTTTTAAATTTTTCAAATAATTCTAATACTTGCTTTCGTCTACCGTCTTCTAAATATTCATTACAATAATTAATAAGTTTTTCATATGCGCCTCTAATATTAGACGCGTGTAAATTTGATACTTCTTCGTTTGTCATGTGACCCCCTATATGTTTTCTATTTTTTTCATAATTGTTATAACATCGTTGGCATATCTATTATTTACAGATGCCCAACCATTATAACTATTTAATGCTAATGATAAATTATTAAATCTATTTATTTTATCTTTTAATATTAATGCACCCCATTTTGTGTTATAATCAATGTCGTAAATTTTATTTATATTTATATTATGAGCAGACGCATTAATTTGATATAGTCCATGACAATTACTTTGCTTATTGTATGCATATTTATTAAACGAACTTTCAATCCTTGGAACAGCAATCAAAAGATCTGAATCTAATTTATACAGGGCAGAGTATTTATATATTGAATTTGCCAATATTTTAATATCCGACTTTGGTATCATATAACTTAATGTTTTAATTTTATCTTCTAATATTTTAATACTATCAGCCGCTGTGGGTATTGTAATCATTTTCTTTATTTCATGTAATTCAATTTTTAAATTATCAGTTTCTGCTTTAATCGTTTCCATTTTATTTATAATCGAAATATCTGTAAATCGTAAAGTAAATAATACGATTATAATACATACATATACCATTATAATAATGTTTTTTGATTTATTCATATTTTATACTTCCTATAAATATTTTTTTAATTTCTTTTTTGCAGCTCGTAATGTAGTTTCTAATTTTTTTATTTGTCTAGTTATTGGAGCTTTATTCGATTTTATTGTTTCTCTTTCTCTAGAAACATTCAATTTTATTAATTGTTTTTTAATATTTCCAATCTCAATTAATGAAAGACGTTCCAAATGTTCTTTTTCACGTTTTTCAATTTTTTTATCTATTTTAGATTTTTTTTCCTCAATTTTTGTTTTAGGTCTTGTACCTTTTAAATCCAGCTGTTCTACACCTTTAAAAAATACATTACCCTCAGGATCTACATATTCAGCCATCCAATGCCACCCTTTAGGTTTTTTTATTTGTTTAATTTTCGAGTCTTCTATTTTTTTATGCATAGATGTTATGAAATCTGGAAACAATTTAAAATTTTCAGCTACTACACAATCAGGACATTTTACAGATACAGCAGTTTCCCCGACATCAACAATCGTATTACAATTTATACATGGTAAATTTTTATTTTTTGTATGTTTCAACGTATACTCCTATTTATGTTGAGCTGCCCATTTTCTAATAGTACTTAAATATGGATCACTTTTAAATTTGTAGTCAAACCCAATAGGTTTATTTAAATCATCCTTATAATATGTAGAAACTAATTTTGCACAATCGAACTGCTCTAAGAATCGTTTGGCTAATGTTTTCTTAATATGAATTATTCAAAATCCATTTCCTACGCTTCACAAACTTATATTTTTCATATACCCTCCAACTATATATATAATATAATCTTTTTTTATCAAATGTAAAATTATTTAATTATTTATTACAACACCACCATCAACATCCGTGTAAATAGCAGGTCTATTTGGATTTTTTCGACTATTTGATAATTCTGTTAATACATTATTTAAATCGGCATTTTTATCTTCAATTATTTCATCCGATTCTTCACTGGTGTTTTCAACTTTTAAATTTTCCATTTCTATATTTTCGGGTAATGTATCTAATATAGTATTTAACTCTTCCACTTTACCACTATCTAATATTTTTTCCAACTTCGTATTATTTAATATATTATCTTTTTTAATATTTGTTAATTTTTTTTTATTTTTTTTCTTTGTTTTTATTTTTTTATTTTGTTTATTAATACTTAATTCTGTATATGTTACAATTAATAATACACCCATTGGATCAAATATTAAAATAATCATAAATAATAAAATTTTAACAACATTATCCATTTTTGTATTAAATAATTTTGATAACATTTGCAATGGGCCAATATCTACATTTTCCTTATCCGCCGATATTTCGTTTTTAAAAGTTCAACCTACTTTAAGTTCACCATTTATATTTTTTATTCTATCAACATTTCCAATTTTGTCAGATCTTAAAATATTTATTTGATCATTATTTGTATTAATATTTTTATTACAAATGTTAATACTATAATATCAATTAACGGTTCGTGTTGTATCATTATTCATAGATTCTTGTAATTTTAATCGTTGGTCCAATAATATTAAATTATTATTCTGAATAAATGTTATATCATTATCAATATTTTTATTTTCATCCAACAAATATGTTTTTTCATCTACCAATATTTGTTCTTCTAATTCAATAGTATTTACACTATTTTCAACAATTTGTATTTTATTTGCAGTTCGTTGATATGAATCAGCTAAAAAACTATAAATACCTGTAGATGAAAAAATAATTAATAATACTACAAAAAAACTGAAAATTATCTTTTTTCATCGTTTAACAATGGGTCAATACCTGGTTAAATAGGCCGTTAGTGCAAATTTTGAAAATTCCATAGACCCAGCTAAAATACCTGAAAATATTCTACGGCTTGCAAAAAGTGATGAAATACCAACAATTGAAAAATATGCAGATGTACATAAAATTAACAATCCGGATATTAAAATAAGATAAATAAAATTATTTTTTTCTTTCATTTTAAAAAATTCTCCTTATATAGAAAAAAAGTTGATTTTGAGAAATACGCTGATATTTATAATCGAAGATTGAAATAATCTTTGAATCAATTAATAAAAAATACTGAAACTATATTTAATAATTTTGGTTGTAACGTAAAAATACGTCACCCAAAAAATTATCAAATCATTAATCTTAATAATCTAGCGTAGCTGTAATTATGTTATATATATTAAAATATTATAAATATTACAAGAATTAAAATTCTTGTAATAACTCGTTGTAATTTTTTTTGAAAATAAATAATAATAAGACTTATTAGTATTATATATATTTATAATAAGATATAGGAGTTTATATGAAAAAAATAAGTTTAATAAGCCCAAGCAGAAATACTTTAAAATATTTAAAATGGAGTTATGACTCTGTTAGAAGAAATGGTCCATCGGATATAGAATATTGTGTAGCTGATGATTTTTCAACTGATGGAACTTGAGATTGATGTAAATTAAAAATGAAAGAAGATAAATATTTTAAAGCAATTCGAAATGATGGACCAACTAGAGTAGGTCATACAATTTTATATGATAAATTAATTAATACAGTTGCAACTGGTGATATCGTTGTAATATGGCATTCCGATATGTATTTAGGTAAGGGTGCAATAGAAGAAATATTAAAATTAATTGAACCTGGTAAAGTTGTAAGTTTAACTAGAATTGAACCAAGTTTACATCCGGCTGGTCCTGAAAAAATACAATTAGATCTCGGTACAGAACCAGAAACATTTGATGAGGCTAGATTTAATTTATTTGTAGATAAAAAAATATTAGAAAATAAAAATATTACAAATGGGGTATTTGCACCATGGGCAATTTATAAATCAGATTTTGTATCTATTAATGGACATGATCCATTATATGCACCTCAAAGTAAAGAAGATTCCGATATATTTAATAGATTTGTACTAAACGGATATGAATTAATTCAAACCTGAAAAGGGTTCTGCTATCATATGACATGTAGAGGTAGTAGATATAATCCATTTATAACAAAGATTGGTAAAGAATCCGATGAATGATTAGCTCAAAATATTAAAAGTTCTAGAAATTTTATAAGAAAATGGGGGTCATTTGTAAAACATGACGAATTCCTGCATCCTACTATTCCACCAAAATATAATATTGGTTTTAAAATATATAATGCCCGTATAGACCTTATACAATTATTAGAACCTTGGGGAAAATATATATATTCGGATATTCCAGTTAATGTATATATAAAAAACGAACAACCTAATACTATGTTTGATTTAACTAAAAAATTAACAACGGATTACAATACATTTAATAATTTTAATTCTGATATTGTAGTTGAAATAGATGGTAAAACTTTTTCAGAAAACGATTTTACAATTATACAAGATTTACAAATTATTGTCTCGTCTGCTGAGCCTGGGATATATGAAGTTGGAACATTTAAACTAAATATTATAAAATTAATTCCAACCGAGAATAACTTAATATTGGTTAAAAATCCAAATGATTACTAATATTAAAATATATGGATTAGACGAATCTATTAAAGCTTCACATTATCCAAAATCTACAGAATCTATAATATATAACGAGTTATCAGATATAGATTTAAAAAGATACAATACATTATCAACAGTCCCGATTGGATCCGGGCATGATTGTTTTTTAAAGGGGATAATTGTTCAGCATGATATTTGTGCTAGTCAAGCATTTTGGATGCAATGACAAAGATATCATTTTCATGATATAATATCGTCCCAATCTAAAATGCATAATATTTTAAATTTTAAATTAATACCATTTCAATTTCATCCATCGGTTGAACATTCGGTTATTGAAATATTGAAAAATTTAATAGATGTATATAATAATTCAAAGTCTAATCAAATTAATTGAAATGGAAAAACATATAAAAAACTTAAATTTTTTGAAAAAATAATATATAATACTCCGATGGGATTTAAATTAACAGCTCGGATAACAACAAATTATTTACAATTAAAAACTATATATTTTCAACGTAAGAATCACAAATTATCAGAATGGAAGGTATACATAGATCAAATTTTAAGTTTACCACGATTTAAAAATATAGTATTAAAAAACAATAAAAATTAATATTTATATATAATGTGTCTATTATTTTATATCAGCACATTAATTAATAAATTGGGGTAGTTGAATAATGCGAAAAACCGATACTTATATTATAGACAACATTGATACGACAACTTATACAACTGAAAGTATAGATAGGGTGTTCGACACAACCATTTCAGAATTATATTCTGGGCGTGAATATATTGTAAGAAACGTAGATGATTTCTTTGTTGCATATACTATGGTCGATATACCAGATTTAGGGTTTAATTCATATCAAACATTTGCATATGATATTGAAAATGATCACAGTAGTTCGGTGATAATATATTCTCCTCAAAATTACACATGAAAAGATGTAGAAACACTATCGAATAATTATAATATTATTTTAATTGATAGTGCATCATTAGTATCCGATAGAGATTTTTGAAAATTTCAATACGATGCAATATCAATAGATGTACCAAATATTTTAGTTGATGGATCATTTGAAAATTGAAAAACTGGCTCATTGATAGATTGAAATATTAATGGAACATTAAAATCCTTACAAATATCAAACAATTCTTCTGGTAAAGCTTTAAGATTGAAAAAATCCAATATTAATACTAGTTCATATTTAGAATCTACAATAATGTGGCCAAGCTTAGACCAAGAATATAAATTAACTGGGCAATATAAATTATCAAATATTGAAAATATTGGTAAATTGGAATTATCGGACGTATCGAATTCTTGAACAAAAAATATAATATTAACACAATCTACAAATGATTGAATGGCATTGGATGTAGTAATAGATACTCGTGATATAACATCCCAAAATAATATCGAATTATCAGTACGATTATATCCGACATTGGATGGCAATATTGGGGATTCTACAGATTTTGATAATTTACAAATATTTCCAACATATTCAACTGGTAGTGAAGAAACTACAACAGGAGAATATGAAGAATTTATAGAAGATGATATATTGGTATTACCGATACCAATAAGAACATCGCCAACAAATAATATTTTAGAATATTCAGGATCTTTAAATTGATTAATCGCCCCATATGCAGAATATTATTCAGTAGAATTTAGATATCAAGATGATCCAAATACTCAAATTATAGAAACTACAAATACAACAATAGAACCATCTAGTTTTACAAATATTTGGAAATCTGTATTTATCGGGGATATCGATTATTACTGAAGAATTAAATCAAATAATGCAACAACTACTGGACCTTGAAGTACTTGATGAAAATTTACAACTCCGGTAATAGAACAGCTGTAGCTAGGGATATAAAATGATTGAAAATTTAAAAAATACTGATAAAACATTATTAACCATAGAGTCTATTACAGATGTATCAAATATTAATCTTATTAATAAAATAATAGAATTTCATATATACGATAAGGGTAATAATTATATAAATTCTATTTATAATTTACAACCAACTAGTAATAATAATATACAATGGGAATTGCAAGATATTCCATCAACAGAAACAACAACTTCTGAAATTGCAGAAGATATGGTATAGGAAATCTATATGAGTGGATTAATAAAATTATATTATAAAAATAATTTAGATGAATTAGATTTAACATATGGTGAATTTAATGTAGTTTATAATATAGTTGACAATGTATTAGGATCACCTGATGGAAATAAACTATATATTAAAGAAATTTCAAATTCTAGAAAAGAAATACGCATAGCTCCTGCATCTGATACGTTTTCGAGTATACAATGAAAAAATTTTAATACAATTGAAAATAAAACAGAAAATTATAATGTCAATTTTGGAAAAAATAATTTAATATTAACAGTTAATTGATTATTTGATGGTGAAGGATCTACTACATCTGACGAAGATTTATTAAATACTGGAAATGGTTCATATATATTAAAATTATATGAACCTCTACCAAATGAATTTAACGTAAAAGATCAATTATGAATATCGAAATTATTATCATCCTCAATAACATCAAATATTGAACTTTTAGAAATGTTTGAAGAACCTGTACCCAGTACAACATTAGCACCAAATTTTGATATATCTGTTGATAATTTAAATACTGCAACTGTTGAGTATAAAACTTGAGATGATGTGTTATCTACAAATTCAACAACATCTGAAAAATTAATAAATTCATATTTCAGCCAAAGTATTTTAGAAGATACAATATTAAATATTGATTATGGAAATTTTGATAATTTTGTTCATTTTGCCAATGCTAGAAATAAACTTGAAAATTTTCATTATAAGATGGGATTATTAGAATTATATACATCACAAAGTTTATGATATAATACTTTTACCTCTGCATCTGAATATGTTACAAGTAGTGTAGGCCTTATAGATGGTAAAAAAAATAAATTAATTGGTGGATTTACTGGATTTGAAAGGTATTTATATTATGAAAGTACCTCGATATATTCTGATAGTTACGGTGATCATTTATTAAGTTCGTGGCCAAAACAAAATTCAACGTATCCATATATAAATTATTCTACGACTAGTTCATTAACAAATACTTGATATACTGATATGTTAACAAAATGTACAGACTATGATAATAATAATGCAAATCAATTACAATATACAATACCTGAATATATGTTATATGATACATCCAACGATGAATATATAACATTTATAAATATGATTGGTGAACATTTTGATATCTATTGAACATATATAAATAGAATGCAACAAGTGTATGAAAGAGATAATAAAATAACAGAAGGATTATCTGTTAATCTTTTAGATAGTGTTGCTAAGTCGGTTGGTGTTGATTTTATTAATGGAAAAGCATTAGACGAATTATGAAATTATACATTAGGAACCGATGTAACAGGTAGTTATATTGAAACAGGTTCTATTTCGAATCCTGTAAGATCTATATCTTCAAAGGACATGACAGATGAAGTTTGAAATAGAATATTAAATAATTTACCATATCTGTTAAAGGCTAAAGGAACCAAACGTGGACTTCGTGCACTATTAAATTGTTATGGCGTTCCAAATACTATTTTAAGAATAAAAGAATTTGGTGGTCCAAGTTTATCTGATGATAATAAAAATTATTATAATTTTAGTAGTTTAAATCATGGATTAATTATTAGTTCATCTAATTATGTGTCGGGCAGCTTTAGACCAAATTCAATAATACCATCAACAATTGAAGTTAGATTTAAAACTCCTGAAAATGGTATACATACTACAAACGAAAAACTTATATCTATGAATTCACCAGCTGGAGTAAATGGATCTAATATATATTTAGAACCTAGTAGCTCTACTAAAGGTTGGGTTGTATATGAAGATCAAACTGGTGGAACAGTATCATCTAGTTTATTGCCGATATATGATGGTAATTTTTGAAATGTAGGATTAATATCAAGTTCAGCTGATATTAAATTATATGTAAATCAGGCTATATCTAATAATCTAAATTATAAATCATATACAAGTGCTGCATTGAATGATACATCCTGAACATTATCAGAGACAATATGAATTGGTAGTGGTAGTTTTTATGGAACCGTTCAAGAATTTAGATTATTTGATAGTATTCCAACTGTTGAAAATTTTAATAATCATTCAACATATATTAGATCGTATAATACTGGTACAAGTATTTCATCGTCATATAATAATTTATTAACTAGATATTCATTCGATACACCAATAAATCATTATATCAATACCAAGATTAGTGATATAAAACCAAATAAAATTGGATTAAATGACAGGGTTGCATATAATTTTGATAATGATACTACCTATCCATATAATTATATGTATTATACACAAAAAATGAGTGCGTTAACTCCAATTTTAGGAACATCTATAAATTCAAATAAAATAAGAATAGAAAGTTCCAGTTTATTATCCGATCTAAATTATAATTTAAGTTCTGAACGTGGTGAATTTAGAAATGCTACACCTGATTCAAATAAAGTATCTGTCGAATATTCACCGGTTGATATGATTGACGAAGATATTATTGCACAATTTGCAGATTTTAATTTTGATAATTTTATTGGTGATCCATCAGATCAATGGAACGATAAATATACAGAATTGGTAACCGCTAATAAATTTTATTGAAAAAAATATGATAATGCTAATAATTTTTGAGAATATATACAATTAATTAAATTATATGATAATTCATTAGCTGATGTAATAAAACAATTTGTTCCAGCTAGAGTAAATTTATCAACAGATTGTATGATAAAACCACATATATTGGACAGATCAAAGGTTAATTGACACACTGCATCAATATCTCAATTAAATAAAACTGGATTAATAGATGAAACGGATTTATCAAATTTAGAAAATTCAACATATAATACTAAAAACGGAATTATTAGTGAAAGTATTAATAATTCCACACTTGGATATTTTTTAACCAACAATATTGCAATATCGGAATATACTTCTAGTTTTTATGAAGGTGGCATATACACATATTATAATGTTGCATTTACAAATGGTAATTATACATCCAGTATTATTAATCCATATTGAGAACGTCGTGCAAAACAACAAGTATTTTATCCAATTTGTCAATTTGAAAATACATCTTCAAATATATTAAATAATACTGGATCCTTTACTCCAATTTACGATACATATATCACACGATCTGGGTATAGATCTGATACAACTAAAGTTATTGGAGATAATTTAATTGGATATAATGAAAATCATTTTATATATCATCATGATGAATCAATAGGTTGAACAAATGCAAGATATGATGGATGTACAGAACCACTTGAACAATTGGTTGTTACATATCCTGCAGTTGAAAAAACTATAAATGAAAAAAATAAATTAATTGTAGATGACGATGGTTTACCTAGATTAATTGTGAAATAAATAAAAAAAAAATATAAATATTTTATATAACAAGTATAATTATATTAAATAATTGTGCATCAAAGGAGAAATTTATGGCATTTTTAAATGGCGATTCAAATGAAATTGTTATTGATGCTGTGTTAACTAAAAGAGGTAGAGAAATTTTAGCCAAGGGCGTTGGTACATTTAAAATAACTAAATGTGCATTTGCAGATGATGGTGTAGATTATAATTTATGAAATCCTAATAATGAAAATGGATCGAATTATTATGGACAAGCTATTGAAAACATGCCAATACAGGAAGCAAACCCAAATTCAGACGTTTCATTGGCATATAAATTAATTACTCTAGATCCTAATAGTACACATGTATTATACTTAGCAAACGTTCAACCTGCAATAACATTAGATTCAGATTCTGTTGTTATTATAGCACCATCAACTCTTCCAGTTAATCCTGATTTAGAAGCTGGATATAAAGCAACTATAATGGATGGAGCTTATGCAACTTTAACTGTTAAAGATTCAATAACTGTTAAAACTACTCCTCAAACTCCAGCTCTTGCAACTGGTATGAGTTCGAATTCTGAATCAATAATCGGTAAATCTTTTTATTTAACTAGAAAACAATTATCCAACGATCAAACAACAACTATTGAAATTGAGGGTAATGCATCTGGTGCAAAATCTACAATATCTATAACCGTTAATGCACCTCTTGGAACAGCAGCATCATTAGCGCAACAGACAGCGTAGGAGGTATAGATGGATAATATATATAAAATACTCGATGCAAATAGAGATATTACAGCAAATACTAAACAAATCGTAACGGTTAATGCATTTTCAACAGTTAACGCATCTGGTGCCTTTACTGCATCTTTTACATCGTCTGTACAAGAAATTGCAAGTTCATCACATTATTATATTAACGTATATGATAAAAATCCAATAACCGATTCTACTGCATTGGGTCAATTTGATTGTGCATATGGAAATTACGATGGTTATTATAAAACCGATGCATATGATAATACTTATGATCCTGCAAAATCTAATTATTTTCAATTCAAAAATATGTTACTCCCTAGAGGAACAGATAAATTTACATTTGCTGATGGAAGTTCTGGAAGTGAAGTTTTAGTTTTATCATTTAAACGAAATAGAATCAAACAAGAATTAGATCCTGGCAATTGGGAATTAACCATGCTTGGAAATGATGCAAAAACTTATGTATTGATCGATGATAGTACTAGTGATTCTGATAGACCCGTGGGTAGAACTGGGTTAGGGACTTGTTATTATGTTACAACAGGTTCAATTGCAACAGGCCCATTAGCAGCAGAAACGTACCCTAACGGTATCATTTATCCTAGTGCAGGAATAATTGTTTTAAATATTGATGAACTTGGTAAAACAATTTCTGGGTCAGTTGCAAGTACATCTGATATTAATGTTGATTTATATCAAACCATTGAAGGTGGAGATTCATTTAAAGCTAGAGCAAGGGAAACTATTTCATCAACTAATTATTTTACAAGAATGTATAATAATGAATACAACTATTCAAACAATCCATCTTGGGTAACCGGTTCTTTAAATGAAATAAAATATGCTGATATGCATACTAACCCTAAAGTTTATGTTACATCTATTGGATTATATAATGATGATAAT